CGTTCTGTCATCGGCTCTGCCCGACAGCACATCGGAAGATAAGCCAAACAGCATTGCTATCTGCTCGGCATTTGTCACCTTGTTCTGATTTAACTGCATCTCAACGGCGGTGGAGCTGCTTTCCTTGAAGTCAAGACCGTTCTGCAGTATCATCATACCGTCACCGTTGTTGCTGTACAGCTTTTTCCACGCTTCACGGATTTTTTGTAATGAGTTATCGTCTACTCTTTGTTCAGTGCGCAGAAAGCCCTTCTTGTTACCGCCTCTGCGGCTCATCGCCTTTTCAAGCTGTAACAGCATATAACTTGATGTCAAGAGCGTGGGATTCTCGGCAAGTATGCTTACTCCCTTTCCGCCGTCAACGCTGTTACGACTGAGAATGACAAAATCCCACGGATTGTATACTCTGCCGTCAACGAGCATACGGAGCGTCTTATAAATAGCGTCAGAATTTTTCTCCACGCTTACAGCACTGTCACGAACGTATCGGAGAGCCGATACTTCGTTTCCGCTCCGCTCTATGTGCATATATCCCGTTCCGTCAAGGAGCATATCACGGATAACCGCACGCTTTATTTCTGTCGGGTTCAGAGTATCGCCCGATTCTTCGTTCAGCAGATACAGGCGGTTATCCTCAGTGATTTCCGCCGCTGTCTGAACTTCATCGTTGCTGTTATACAGCCTTATCGGCAGGCTTGCTATTGTGCCGGCTATAAAATTAACAGCCGCCGAAACAGCAGGGATCTCAAGCGCCTGTTCCCGTGTTATGTTGCTTATCTGCTTTAGCCCGAAAGCCACTTCAATATCCGTGCCTTCAGTGTCACGTCTGAATATCTTATCAAACAGTTTCACTGCTCTCACCTCCCTGTAATATCTTCATTAAAGCGTCATCTTCGGGCTTTTCCGCCTGCTTCGGTATTGCTCTGATAGCAGAAAGCACCGTCCAACCGTTTTCCTTTTCAATGTCGCTCATCATTTTTCGTTTCGTCATGATCTTGTCGTCGCATTTCATCGACTGTGTGATAAGGCTTGTGTATGCCTTTGTAAACTTGATTATTTCACCGCTGTCAAGCTCTTCCTTGTCCTGCTGTTCTTCAAATGCGGCGTTCAATTTATCGGCGGTCTGCCGTATCACAAGCATATCCGTTTTCACTTGCTCGATTTCCGATACAAGCTCACAATAGCGGTTGATCCCTGCCGAATAAAGGGCGTCGTCTTTTCCGACAACTTTAAGCAGCTTCTGAATACGTTGAAATTCTTTATGTGCCGTTTCGTTCTCTCGCACCTGCTTAAACTCTGTCAACTTCTTTCCGGTAAGCTGTCCCAGCTCCGCATTTTTACGGCTTTCCTTTTCTTTCTTTGTCCTGTGTCCTACACAGTTATCAATCGTTTTTGCTCCTCTCGGCATACTCAGACCTCCTTTCAAAAGTCATATTGGGAATATATCGTGTAAAGAGATGGCGGTCAGATGTCAGACCGGGACCCCTCAAAAATCGTAAGGGTAGGGGGGTACACTATATATTGTGGCGTATAGTATTGTACCACTATATGTTGTGGTGCGAAAAATCGACGGTACAAGTCATAGTTGCCAGTTCCTGCCTGCTGATATGTCCACGCTCCGCCGCCTCGTGATGATAACGGCACAGTGTTATAAGGTTGTCGTTATCAAGCCTGCGGTCATAATCGACCTTCAGCGGTACAATATGATGCACAGACAGGTCCGTGCTGTTGATAACGCCTGCCGACAGGCACACCCTGCAGCAGTGACCGTCACGCTCGAGTATTTCATCGGCTTTTCTGCGCCATATCTTGCGGTTACGAAACCTGTCGGCTTCGCTGTCCCGTATCTTCTGTGTATACTTTATCCCGGCTGTGCATTCTCCGGGCTTGTGGATCTTGCCACATCTTGAACATGCTTTTAACATAAATTTAACATATAAGAAAAGCACCCTTTGCAGAGTGCTTGAAGTATTCGTCACCGTCCGCACGAAAGAATCAGAAGAAAGGAGGTCCAATGGATACTCTTGTACGCATAATTGACAGAAAAGGTGACCTGGCGGCTTATTAGCCGCTCCTCGGTCACTACGCTTTCGCTTCTTTTCTATCGTAATCATATCACACACTTAAGGTGTATTTCAATGGTCAATTATTTCACTTACTTCTGAGAGCGCTCGCCCGTGTAATCTGTACAGCCATCTAAGCTCTATGTTCTGCATAACAGCTATCTGTTCCCACCGGTTACAGTTTATGTACCGTGCTATCAGTATCAGTCTTAACCGCTCGTCAGCCACTGCCGATATAGTATGCTCTATCTCTGCCTTGATACGAATAAGCTCGTCTATCTCTGCATTTATCTCCTGCTCCAGTGTTGCAATTTTTGCAACAGCCGTACCCACCTTGTCAGATACCCCGCTGCTGTGTCCTCCGCCCGATGACGGCGATATGTTGGTAGCGAGCTCCCGAAGCTGTCGTTGCTGATCTATCTTCTGATTTATGCGTATATTGATGAGATGATAGCGTGATAGATATTCTTTAGCGGTCATTAGCATTCTCCTTGCTGATAAAGGTTTCCTTCAAGTCGATAATCTGTCCGTTTTCAACACGCTCCGTTGCAGTATGAATATTTACCACTGTGCGATTTTTATCAATTTTCCGCTGACCGACAGCGGTAACCGTTATCGCTTCATCGTAATAATCAGGTAGTATTAGTGTTACCGTTTTCATTGTGCCTCCTTTGTCATGATAGCCTCATCGCAAAGATCTTTTGCAGGACAGGATTCGCAACATTCTGCTATCGGATCTTCACAGTAAAATCCGCATTCTTTCACCAATGCAATTCTGTCTTTCGGATCTGACCAGTCCATTTCTGTTTTTCCCTCAGCGTAATACTTGTCCATTTCAGGCACTCGGCTGACTTCAATATCACAGAAATTTGCGTCCTCACAGCTGCTTGTGCATAATGCGAGCGCTTTTGCTTTACCTCGTGTTTCGGCGAAAACAACTGCAGAAGCTGTTTCATATTTTTCGTTTACAATCCAGGCTTTCATTTATTCCTCCTTAGGCGCTTCTGGAAGCGGCATCCAATGAGTAACCCGTGCACGCCCTCTATGGATAAAATGATCGATAGACCAATATCCTTTATCAATGTTGCGTATTCCTTTTTGTGACACAGTGCATACTAACACCTCTTCCTGATCCGGCGGAAGCTTGTCCTCACACTTTATCCCCTTCGGTATTGCCTGCCCACAGAACAGGCAGGTTTCGGTTGCGGGTTTGCGTTTACTACTCGTTACCTGCTTACTTATCGGCGGTTCAGGAAACGGCATCCAAGCAATGACGACTTCACGACCGTTAAATCTTCCATCTTTGCAAAACCCTTTTTTCTGCTTAAATTTTTCGGCCGTTTCAATAGCATATAAGTCTTGCTCTACACTGATTCTGCCTGTTTTTGTGTCAAGGATGGCGATGTGATTCCACGACTGTTTTTCAGGAAGTCTATCTTCCACGCTTATCCATTCGCTCATATTTTTTTCCTCCTTCAATTATTTCTTTCTTGATCATAGCAAGATATGTATCGACAATTCCTTCCCATTCTGCAGACGTTTTGTCGATTTTCGCTTCTTTTGCAAATTCATCAACTATCGGCTTTATGCAGTTCAGAAAAATATAAAACCGTACTACGCTTCCAAGTTTTATATTTTCTTGTATCTGCGCATCTAAAGATCCTTTCGGAAGCGTTATCAGCATATTTACTTCGTTTTCGGTCAAAAACTGATCAATAATTTTACCAAGCGTTTCAATGTTCAACTTATCAAACTTTTCCATCTTCTATACCTCCATAATCCGTATACCTGCGATATAAGCAAGGTCTATATTTCTGCTCTCTGCTATCTGTAACAGCTTTGTAATGCCTGTATCCATATCAAGATACCCTCTTGCCTTACTCACGCCTATGCAGCCTGCGTAATCATCAAAGACCTGCATAGCCTCGTCTATTGCGTCAAACAGCTTCTTCAGGCGATCGTTGCCGAAGCCGAACGCCTCATTAGCGGCAATGGCAATGCAGATACGATATAATGCAAATAACTCCTGCATTTCGCCGTGTTTGATTGCGTCTTCAAGGCTTGCCTTGCTTGTAAGACTGCTTCCTGCAATATGTGATTTCATTTCCTAAGTACCCCCATTCCGCACGAATACTTATCATCCGTGACTTCCGCTTTTCGTATACAATGCTGTGTTTTCGTGCTGTGATATTTACAATATCCGCACTTTACCTCGTTGTCGAGGTCGAAGCCATCGCTGAACGTCTGCTTTTCTGCCGGGCTGTCAAGCTCGATAAGGAACATCAGATTACAAGCACAATGCCATAAATGCGGCATACCGCTTTCGGTATCATTGATTTCGCCCTTGCGATACGCTTCAAAGTGCCGCATAGCCGCCGCTATATAGCGCTGCTTCTCGACTTTCTTCCATGACTGCTCATCGGTATACTTCTTGACACCGTAAGTCCTTATCTTACCTATTGCTTCAATAAGACTTGGCTCTACCAAGTCAAGTCTTATCTTTTCTCCGTCAAACTTATTCTCGTCACCTATCATCCTTCAGAGCCTCTCTTCCGTCATAAATTTTAGCCATTCTTTTACACAGTTCACAGCCGTGTTTATTCACTTCGCATAGCAACTTACCTATTGCTTTGCCACGCTTTGCATTGTTTCTGTACGCTTTTTCGTACAGCTGGTACTTGTCAAACTGTTTTACCGCCTGCTTGCGCTCTTGTGCACCCTGTTCCTTTGTTATCTCGCCCTCACGGAACGCCGCATACGTCAGACGCATTGACTTGTACAGCAACCCTTCCGCAAGCGTTGCATCATCCGGGAGCGGTGTATTGTGTTTTGCAAGCTCGATTATCTCATCAGCCGTCATCTATCAGTTTAAGCGCCTCCTCCGCTGATCTGCATACCCCTGCGATAGCTCCATAGCCTTTCATAGCGTTCAGAAACTGCTCCTGTTGAGGTCTTACCTTGCCTGTTGCCGTTTTCACTTCGATAAATACCGCCTTGCAATCAGATTTTCGATACCCGAACAGATCTGAAAAACCTTTAGGAAGTCCTGTTGATACCGTTCTTCCGTCCGCTGTGCTGAACACACCGACATTTGCACGGAAGATAATGCACTTTCCGCTTAACGCAAGGCGTATGCTGTTCTGTATATCAATTTCTTTTATCTGAACCAGCCCCATTCTTTAGCTTTCACATACGCATATCCGGGCTTGTAACCTTTGATTTTTGCGTATGCATATAACTCTTGTATACTCCTGCACTGAGTAACGTCCTGATACTCACTCGTAATCATAATCAGCTTTGCTTCCTGCTGCTCCTTGATTTCACGCTGTGTTTTTTCATAGACATGTCCGCAATTTGGGCAGACATCTGCAGGCTCGTGAGTAAAATAGCACTCAGGGCACTGCTTTATCTTGATCTCTGCTTGTGCTTGCTTCTTCGTCGGCGCTTTCGGTTCAAGCGTCCACTTGCGTTCTGCGTCCGGTAGTCCGTGTCTGTGTACGTTTCCGACATGATCTATGATGATAGCTGTCTTACCCGGCTGATACCGCATACAGCGCATAGATTGCTGTATGTACAGAGTTAATGACTTTGTAGGTCTAAGGAGTATAGACACCGAGCAGTCTGGAACATCGAACCCTTCGGATATAAGATCAACGTTACAGAGTATCTTAATCTTACCTGTTCTGAAGTCTGATATTACCTGTGCACGCTCTGCTTTAGGTGTGCTACCGTCAATATGCCGTGCCGGTATACCAGCGTCGCAAAACTGCTGTGCCATTGCTGTGCTGTGCCTTATCGTTGCACAGTAACATACTGCTTTACCGCCGTCCGATAACTGCTTGTAAAACTTTATAACATCGCCGTATATCTTAGGCTTGTCCATCAGCAATTCAACATCTTCCGCCGAGTAATCGCCACACCGTGATGTCAGTCGTGAGCAATCTGCAAGAGCAGGAGCATAATACCGATACGGTGCAAGCCTGTTGTTTTCTATCAGCCACTTTGCTGTAGGACCTTCTATGAGCTTGTCGTTTATCTCTCCCAGCCCACCGCCGTTAAGTCGTACCGGTGTCGCCGTCAGCCCCACGCAGTACGCTTTCGGAAACGCTTCGTATACCTTGCGATATGTACTCGCAACGCAGTGATGATTCTCATCTGTTATTATCAGTGTAGGTTGCTTAGTATCCTGTAAGTGCCGTGATATAGTCTGCACCATATTGACAGAGCATAAATCCATATCAACACCGTATCCGTTAAACGTGCTGTATATCTGGTCACACAATTCCTGCCTGTGCACCATAAACAGTACACGGTTACAGTTGTCCGTTGTACGCTTTGCTATCTCTGACGCTATGACCGACTTACCGCCTCCGCACGGAAGGACGATACACGGTCGTTTATAACCCTCACGCCAAGATCGTGACAGGTTATCTATCAGAGTGCTTTGATAGTCATATAGTTGCATATATCTGCGTGTTGTCCTCCTTTCTCGGTTACACCTGTTACACAGCTGTTACACTATAGGTGTAACGCTGTGAAACCGCTCTATGACTGCAATTAAGACACCTTGTTACACCGTTACACCTAAAAATGCATTTTCCTATAGGAAAAATCTATATAAACACAATGATAAAATTGTTTATACAGAATATAACGTTATATCCGAAAAAGGTGTAACATGTGTAACATTGCTCTCAAAACCGCTTGCAGAGCCAGTTTAGCTGTTACACATGATGTGTAACTTTGGTGTATCAGGTGTAACGCTTAAAAATCTATATCGTCGTATTTTTCATCATCTTCTGACGGAAGCGTCAGATGCACACACCGTGTACACAGGCCGTTAATCCTCCTGTTTACAGTGTTTTTGCCCGCTTTGTCTATCTCGATAAGGCGGTTATCACGCAGATACGATAACAGCGCTTGCGAATTGTAACCCTCGTCCTCACACGCTTTGCGGAACACAGATGCGGCAATATATACCTCTCGCCTATCGCCCGAAAGGACACCCCATTGATCAACGGGTTTGTCCGGATTGTATATAAAGCGTGTCGAATTTAAAGCGACAAAACTGCATATATGCTCATATGCTCTTGGATTGACGCTTACGGAAGCCTTAGTCTTCAAAAATTCGGCTACTTCTTCCGTTTTCAGTGCCGTTTCTTCTACGTCAAGCATCTCGCACATCAGGGTGTCCGCTGTGAGTATCAGAGCGGCGCTCTGTGCCTGTTTCTGCATGATGTCGTAATCGGCTATCAGTTTCTTTTGATAACTGTCAAACATCTCCTCAGCGTGTCCGAAGCCGTCTTTTATCAGCTTTTGCACAAACATTTTGCCAAACGCTCCGTAGTTTGCTTTTACCGTGTTTGCAACGTGTCTTGGATCATCAAAAAACTTTTCCTTGCACTCGATTTCGATAACTCTGTTTACAGAGCCGCCACCGGAGCGTGCTGTTGTAATCGGACGCTCGCCCGTTGTTATTACTGCGTTTTTCCATTTCGGCACTGCGTCAAGTCCGCCGAGCTTGTTACCTCTGCTCCTGCCTGAGCCTTCGGTCAGCATATATATCAGATTGTCCAGATCTCGCTTGTCGTTGATAATCTGCAGCTCGTCCAGTATGTACGGCAGATTATTATAAAACGCCGCCGTTTTTTCCATGCCGACGGTTGTAGCGTTAAAAGTCATGATATAATCGCCTATTTCGGGGTTGCCCCATATACTCGCCGCAGTCATCGCAAGAACTGTCTTTGCACTTTCTGTTTCGCCCCAGAGGTGCACCCAGAAGCAGTTACAGCCAAGCGGCTTTACAAGTACAGATGCAAGCGAGGAAGCAAAGACCATTCTGGCCGCTACCGACTTCAAGCGGATATTCTGATATATCACTTCATACCACTTGCGGACATCTCCCGCCGTCTTTACGCTGTCATAATGCTTCTTATACTCTGCTTCGCCGTCAAACGCTATGCTGTCGATGTACGGTGCAAAATCAAGCTGTTCGTCTGCCTGCGTTATCCAGCCCATGCGAGTAACGCACTCGGTTTCGGGAAGTAGCTCAGGATTAAGCTGTTCGATTTTCGCAAAATACTTTACAAGTGCTTTTGCACTTTCCGAAGTAACCGCTATACCGCTATCCGATAAGTCAACGATTTTATTCGCCGATGATATCGTCTTGCGGTCAACGATCAGATATCGGAACGCTTTTCCACCTCGCGAGTAGGCTATCTTTATCTTTTCGACACCTGTATCGATGTTGCAAAGCCGCATTATCGGCATTATCGGGTGTGAACACACGGTTTCACCGTCAAGCGATACTCCGGTGTAGTCACATATATAGTTACCGCAGATGAGCTGAACCGGTTGGAGCGGGAAGTTTGTAGCAGTAAAGGTCTCTGAAAGGTTTTTCTCGTATTTTCGGCAATAGTTGCCGAGCAGGGTCATAAAGCTTCTGATTTTAAGCTCTGCCGCCCGCTCGGTTACTCTTGCCTTTGCACGCTCAAACTCGAATGGATCGTCAATAAAAGCACAGCAGTATTGATATGGCTCAAGTCCGGTAAGAAAATCTTCTTTCGTAAATTCCTCGACCGGCTTTAACTTTTCAATGTCATCTATCGCCATTGGCTTTTACCTCTCTTGTATCTTAAAATGGGTAATCTTCATCGTCATCGGGTGGTGCTACTACTACCGAGCTTGCCGGAGTGGTTGGTGCATTATACGAAACAGCCGCAGGTGCCGACGTATAACCTGCCGTACTGGAAGAACTGTTATCCTTCTTCTCACCCGTGAATGTCGAACGGTCAGCGACTATTTCGGTAACGTATGCTGTATTGCCGTTCTTGTCCTGATAGCTTCTCGTCTGAATTTCGCCCTCAATGAGTATCATACGTCCCTTAGCAAAATATCTTGATATAAATTCCGCTTCGTTACGCCATGCAACAATGTTAAGAAAATCGGTCTTTTTTTCTTCGCCTTTTGTCTGATATCTGCGGTCAACCGCTATTCTGAATGACAGCACAGATACTCCGGACGGAGTGGATTTAAGTTCAAGGTCGTTTACGATACGCCCCATAAGAATTGCCTTGTTGTACATTTAGTCCTCCATATCCTCAATATTGCTGTCGATTATCTCGTCCCTGTAGTTTATGATCTCCGAAAGCACCTTAGTATGACGACAGTAATTGCACTTTTCACACCTCTGAGGTGTCAGCTTGCCGTCCTTTATCATCTTGTAACGCGGCGATAAGGTCTTTACTGTAAAAAGCGCCTCGTCAAGATTTTCCTGCGGTATGTAGTATAACTGCAGATCGGGCTCAGGCTTCTGTTTCGTTATCGCCGCTATATAGAACGGCAGGCTTTTGCCAGTATTTTGCCTTACGATTTCCTGATAGATCGCACCTTGTATGTCATAGCCCCAGTAATCAATGAAATGCTGCCATGCTCCAAGCTCGGAGTTATATACTTCGTCAAAGTCCTTTACACATTTCAGGTCAACTATCGCTTTATCCGGGTGATAGCTGTCTACCTTGATTTTAAACGGCACGCCGGATATCTCTCCGGTGAATATTACCTGCTTTTCGCCTGCCATATACCTTGAAAACAGCTCATCTCTTTCTGCACGCTGTATCATAGTTTCTGTATGCTTGTATTCGCTTTTCAGATCGCCGTTTCGTGTGAATATCTCAGGGTGCTGCGCTCTAAAAATGTCGAGCGTCCCCTCGTAGTGTGCGTCAACGTAAGAGCCGACAAGGAGAGAAGTCGTAACCTCCCTCTCGTACTCTCCGTTAAGTTCAGCCAGTGCCGAGCTTTCACATTTCTTAAATGCCTTGAACTGAGATGAGCCCATGTATTTTCTGTTCATCTCAGGGCTGAAATAGTTTTCCGAGTTTACTTCTATCATAAGTAGTTTACCTCCAGCTCTCCATCCGTTGTTCTTGTAGCGATAAACTGCAAGCCTTTTTCCTTGCACTTTTCGTACAGATGCTGTCTGTTCTCGGTGCTGAGCTTTTCTGTGCCGTCAATAAGTATCAGCTGTAAAGCATTAGGCTTTGAAACGGTAACATCAATGCAAAGGTTCAGCTTTTCGCCCTCGGAAAGATTGCTGACCGGCAAGCCGTGAATAAGCGGTATGCCGTTTTCAACTGTAAAGCCCTCAATCGGTATCGTTGCATTTGCAAGTATCATACCCGGCAGACTGCGTGCAAGCTCTATCTTCTCTGTCAGCTTGTCCGCCTTGCTTTTAAGCTCCTTGACCTCAGATTCCATATTAACCATACGGTTATATTCGTTCAGATGCTTTTTCATCGCTTCCGCCGTCTTTACCTCAGCTTCAAGCGCTGATGTGTCTATCCGCTCTTTTGAAAGGCAGTCCTGCGCTGTTTTCATATCGCCGTCAAGCTTTGCTATCTTTTCACGGTAGGTAGCTTCAGCGACCGCCAGCTTATCCGCATAGGTCGTATCGAATGTACCGAGCTTTTCCTCAGCCGCCTTTATCTCCGCCTTTTTGCGCTCGATCTCAGCGATAAGGCTTTCCTTTTCGGCAGAAATACGGCTCTTTTCATTAGAAAGCTCTATTTCCTTCTCAGCCTCATAGCCCCTTACCTTGTTGTTATAGCTGTCCATAAAAGCTCTTGCACGGTCGATAAGATTGTTGTTGCGCTGTGCTTCCGTTATCTTGGCATAAACGCCGCCAACATCATATTTGTCCCATTTTTCAGCGTCAAAATGTTCGGGTATATCTTTTGCTATGTCCTCGATGAACGCCCGCTTATGGCGCATTTCACGCTGAATATCCTGTCTTTCAATGAAATAATCGCCGTGATCACTCTGAATATCTGATAGCACCTGTAAAATGTTCTGCTGATAATCAACGCCGCTCGGTATCTCACCGAACTGTTCCTTTATCCAACTCAGATCCCAGTCGAAATCTATCATATCAAGGATTATTCTGTTCTGCTCTTTTTCGGGGAGAGCGATAAACTTGACAGGATCTATCTGCAGTGGCGTGAATATCGACTGCAAGAAACTTTCGGGAGCAGGAACATCACGTCCGCCTTCCTTGATAGACTTGTAATCTGCCTGTCCGCTTCTCTTCTTGCGGTCTATGTACAATCCGCTGTCGGTTTCTATGATGATTTCGCCCTCATTCTCGCCTTTTTTGAGTACAAAAGAGCGGTCGGAGCGGTTTGTCAGCGCATAGCGTATAGCGTCAATTACAGATGTCTTGCCTGCGCCGTTTGTGCCGATTATCTCGACCGACTGTCCGTCAAGCTCGGTTTCTGAGATACCGAACAGGTTCTTGATCTTGATCTTTGTTGTTTTCATGCGTTACCTCCTAATGCGTCGGGTGCTTTTCTGCTTTCAATCTTCTGTTTTTCTGCCAGTGAACAGTCCCAGCAAAGACTTTTGCCGTACTTATCGTATGACATCTGAGCTATCTGCTCGGCAGAGAATTTGCCGTTACCTGCTATTTCTTTTCCACAGTCGGCACAGGTTCTTTCAGTCTGAGCTATCTGTGGTACTGTCGGACGTATTCTCAGTCCGCCGACCTTTTTTCCTGCAAACACAACCGTCGGATCAAAATATACCTGTATGGCACGGCCTGCCCAGTCTTCTATATATGGAGCGTTGTACAGCTTCTGTATCTGCTTCATATTTGTCTTATTCAGTATAAACGGCTTCTGACCGTTCTTGAGGTGTGCCACTACCTCGTATTCTTTTTTACCGTTTACGCCTACTATTTCTTCTCGACGGACATAATCAATTATGACTACTATGTCCTGACCGTTCGGAAGCGAGTACGCTCCGAGATAATTCGGGTTCGTAAGCAATTTCCAATGCGTTTTTATTTCCGGCATTACTCTTTTTACCGTTCCTTTCTGCTTTTCTAAGCGTGTATATGCACTTACCGACCGCCATATCAAACCTTTTACAGTCGCTGTAGCAGTGCGTCATACACACCGGTGCATATTTGTAGTACGGGCATAATACCCAGTTGTTATTTTGCTCTGCGGTCTTGCCGCAGTGAGAGCAGGTCATACGGCAACCTCTTGTTTTATTTCTTCCATGCTGCTGTATTTTTTATTACACATCTCGGGAAGATTGGCACGCACTAATGCTTCTGCAAACGGCGGAGGCACTGCGTTACCACATCTCGCAATTTGCGCCGAGCGGCTATATTTTTTACCGTTTACATCAAAGTCGATTATATAGTCATCGGGAAAGCCCTGAGCTTTGTATAGCTCACGGGGTTCGAGCATTCTCATACCTATGTCAGCTATATAATAATAGTTACCGTTAATCAATAATAGCAACAGATCATTGTCTGCAAGATTATAGCCGCAATATTTATTCAGCATCATCCGTATTTTTGACCAATGATTAAGGGAACAATTTGAATTATATCTGACTACCATTGTACTGATTAACGCAAAATGCCCTGCACTTGTGCATTCTGTTGGCAAAGGTTCTTTGATTGACTTGCAATCCTGATTATTACGTAATATGCACAAATGGCTTTCTACAAGGGCGTGCCGTTCTTTGGTTGTGACTGTATGTAACGGCTCTTTTACAGACGAAAAATTATTTCCGCTATAATACTTGACAATATGTGCTGCTGTCAGCGCATATCTAGGACTTGCGTCAATAGTCATTAACGGCTTATCTACTCTTTGTCCTCTCACTTCGCTTTTCGATGTTTCAGTATGATATTGTATCAATGACGGAGAAAGCAAAGCGTTATGATCTATAGCAGTTATAGTTGAAAGAGGTTTGTTTATACCTGTTCCTATTACATTGCTGTAATATTTCTGTATAGACGGAACGTACACTGCATCATTGTCATTGACAACAAAATACGGCTGCTCGGCTTTAATCGTGAATTTATCCAATCCTTTCGCAATTCGCCTTATAGTATTATCAGCAAGCAATTTTTTGCGGTCAAAAATGGAGTTGCAAGGAATTGACCAATCTATACATTCGGCTGCTGTTCTGTACGATTTTAAGCCTTTTCCGTGTGTTGGCTTTGGAAACACTATAGGTTTTCCATCACATCTGGCAACAAGAAAAAAACGTTTGCGTATGGTTGGTGCTCCATAGTCGCATGCTTTTAGCTCTTGCCATTCAACATTATATCCATGATATTTCAGCGCATTTACAAATGATTTAAATGTTCTGCCTTTTTGTTTGATGTCCGGATAACCAGTCTTCAACAAAGGTCCCCATGTTACAAATTCCGGTACATTCTCGAGTATAATGACTCTTGGCTTAACCGTAGCAGCCCATCGAAGCGCTATCCATGCAAGACCTCTGATGCTTTTGCTAACTGGTTTACCGCCTTTAGCTCGGGAAAAATGTTTGCAATCAGGCGATAACCACATTAAACCAACTTTACGACCCAGGCAAATCTCGTAGGGATTAACATCCCACACGCTTTCACAATAATGCGTTGTATACGGATGATTTATCGTATGCATTGATATGGCATCGGGATCATGATTTATCGCTATATCTACAGGTCTTCCTGTAGCCAACTCAATGCCTGTACTTGCTCCGCCCCCACCTGCAAAATTATCTACAATAATTTCATCACACAAGTTCAATTGTGCTCTTCCAAAATCCATACGCTGTCCTCTTTATCATTCTGCCCGCTTCTATCTGTTCTGCTATCAGCTGTACCGCATAATCAATCGTCAGCCGTTTACCGTTTGCAGTTCCTTCTCGTTCGATTATTTTCCATAACTTTGCATGTGCTTTCGGCAGGGCAGACCAAAACTCTTCGTCTGTCACCTTGCCAATAAGCAATGTCACTTCTTTTTTCACGGAAACTCCCTCTTTATGTACTGGCTGAGTTGCTCTATCTTCTTATGAAGATTGACACCGAACAGAGCCTTTTCTTCTTTCGTACAGCAGAAACGCATATACATCTGTGTTACCATTATGTACACGTCTGCAAGCTCCTCAATTACATCAGCACGCTTGCTTTCGTCCATATATCTTGTGCGTCTGAGCTTCAAAATTGCTTTCTCAAGCTCGGACATCTCTTCAAACAACATATCTTCCTGTGCCATCTCGCCATAGGATGCGATTGCACATCGGAGTATCTGTTCTTCATCTTCGTTTATCTGAGGTATTGACATTTTATTCTCCTGTGTTATACTTATCTTGTAGATTTTGTTTTGCTCCCTTACGGGAGCTCTTTTTTTATTCTTCTTCGATGTTCTCGACATCATATCCGCACTCCGGACAACACGGCAATGTTTCCCACGCAGGTGCGCCGTGACATTCTCCTCGATACTCGGTGTAATGTCCGAGTTCCGAGGACGAGCCTGTCCAGTCGCAACGTTCGCATTTATACACGTTTCTTTCCTCTCTCTCTTAATTCGCATCTACATCAATCCCGGTGATCTCTTTGAAAATAGCCTTGTCGAAGTTCGGGATTGCTGTGATAATTGCCTTTTGACGATCAGAAAGCTCACACCACCAAAGAACGGTACATTCGGAATTATCCAGTTTTTTCAGATAACCGTCCGTAGTTTCAGCTTCCGGGTGTTCTGCCTTTTCTTCATCTGTCATATTGAAATACGGAACCCACTGTACTACATTGTCCGACATCCGCTCAATTAGACAACAAGCTTCACTATTCAACCAATCACAATATGTCCAGCTTGACGGCTTATTGAACAGGTAAATTTTCGGGCTTGTGGTGTTAAAACAACCATTGGAAAAGCTACACTTGTTCCAATTGCCGCTGTTGTGATTACCGCTGTTGCGAAGTCCGGTGCAACCTTTCCCGGTGTTTACAAGGTCAAGCAATTCAGACCACGGGATTTCACGAACTACTTCAAGTTTATTCGTAGCGCACTTATCGCCTTCTTCTGAAACTTCGCCGTAAGCTATGACTTCTGCAACCTTGTTATTCGGGTCGAATGAATAATAACTGAAGCAGTCACTTGCCCTCTTACAGAAGTGCATCCCTTTATTGCAAATAGACGGTGTAATATCTTCTTCAAACCTTCCTGGGCAACCGTACTGTTTGTCTTTACACGTCCAATCAGGATTGAACACCTTGAACCCTTTAACAACTCCTATTTCACTCATTTTCGCTGTCCTCTCTTTCTCTGTATCTCCGCCACCTGCCTTGGCGGTAGTTTTGCTGTTGCTCAATTGTGGCTCTCGCCTTCCAGGCAACATACTCGCCGTAGCTCATGCCGTGATCGGTGGCTTCTTTGGCGAGCCTTTCAAGGTCTGTCATTTTTTGCTCCTTTTTGCCGCTTCTTTTTTTGCTCTTTTCTTTGCTACCTCGTCCGTCCACTCTTTGATAAAATCACCGCACACGATATTCCGTTCAAGTATCTGCGCTGCTATCAGTCCCGATATGGCAGGAGCTTTCGGATACTGCTTGATATACATGTCAAACAGTCGCCCTTTGGCTTCCTCAACGTTATCCTGCTGTATATCCACGCCATAAACGCTTTTCAAGGCTCTCAGACCGTCTTCCCAGTCTTTGCATAACTTAAACTTCCGCTCAAGGATTTCGGTGAGAAAGTTTCCCGTACCGCAAGCAGGCTCTAAAAACGTCGTTTCGACATTTACCCACATTTCTTCGGGAACGAGATCGCACATATCCTTGACGATATGCTTAGGCGTAAACACTTCTGCAAAATCCTTAACTCGCTGTTTACTTTTTATCAGCTTTTCCGACATTGCTTGCTCCTTTCTCTGCTGCGGCGAGAATACTGTCGTAAAGATCTTCCGCATATCCCTTAATAGTTTCATCGTCCGGACATTCGTCCCTTGCATCTTTTAACATTGCCGTTATGCGCCGCATTACCATAGCTTTTTGCCTGCTGTTAAACAGCTTATACTTGCATTTTTCACGGTTTGAGCGATTCCATTCTTTATATGCGGGTGTCTTTAGTGTGTACGGCTTTGTTTGCTTGCCGCATTTATCACACTGCACCGCAAAATGTATTCTTGGCTCGCACCCCCAACGTTTGCACCTCTCGCACTCTTCTTCGGGTGGGAGTGCTACCACTGTGAGACCAGTGCCACCACAAGTACACGGTAACAGTTTATCTGCCATCGTTGTGCTCCTTCCTGAGCCGTAACATTGCCAGTGTGCCCTTGTACCACTCTTTGAGGAGCAGTCCCATCAGATACCACACCGTTACTGTCAGACCTGCTATGACTATCCATTCACCGCCAACAGCGATGTATCCACGCTCTTGGTATGCTGCGTCCATAAACAGCAGAGCTGTTATGTTGCACGCAAGAGCCGTTACAATTGCCTGTACTGCTCTTGCAAGTATGTACAGGATAACTTGTTTCTTCATCATGCGGTCACCTCGCTATATACGATGATTGGTACAGCTCTCTGCTTTTCATCGACTTTCCATGCCTTTTCGCATTTGTACTCTTTTTCGCATTTCATTTCTCCATCGCCCTGCACAGATAGCAGCGCTACTCTGACATCGCCGACATCTTCATCTTCGAGAAGACCTCGACATTTGATGAATTCTTCGCACTCGCCGATTGTGTCTGCCTGGAATATTTCGCCGGCATAGGCGCTAGTGTCTATTTCTACGCTGTAGATTTTCTTTGCCATTGGTTTAACCCTCCATGTAATTCCTTAGCACTGATTTCTCGACAAACCAGTACTTTCCTACCTTCTTTGCACCGGGTATCTTGCCCAGTCTGCAGTACCTTGTGACTTCCGGTATTGTAATACCCATAAGCCCTGCAAGGTACTCCTGCGACAGCATCACGGGCAAGAAGTCCCAGTTGCGTACTTGCGTCTTAATGCTTGCCATTGTGTACCTCTTTTTCCTTGTGTCTTACGCTGTCTTGTCCTTTACCTTATCACCGTATGCCATTGATATGGCAAGCAGCTGTGCCGCCGTTGCATTTATTAATGCGGCGGCAAGCTTTTTTTCGTGCTCCGGGAGCTTCTCGTAAAGCTCTGTTGCAATTTTTACATCATCATTTTTCGGCATATTATCCACTCCTTTACATTATTTTCTCGCTGTGGTATAATCACCTTTAAAGGAGGTGATTATAATGCTAGAAATCGTCTCAGGAATCCTCGGAATATTAGGTTTCCTTATTTCCGTTGTTAATCTGTACTTTTTCTTCCTTGCACGCAAAAAGAAATTGTCGATCTGCATTAAGCAATTTCGCGTGAACACGGATTACGCAGATATGCTTACTGTATACATAAGATTTGACAATCTTTCTGAAATGCCGATTTCTATTACGCAAATTCGATTGATTGTTGACGGCAAATATTATGATGTGTTTCCCTGCCCTATGATAGCGGTAGAGTGGAAATCATCTGACAACGGCAAAATTCTGCACGACTATGCCATCGCCACACACACTGATACAATCAATCTTAATCCGCTTGAAAGTGCTTACAAGTATCTTGCCTTTCAGATTCCTCGAGGTAGCGTGTCAGTTGACGAAAAATCTCTGACTTTTGAAATTTGCACCAATCGAGGTAAGAAAGTTCAAAAGTCATTCGCACTGTGTGCTGACACATTGTGCCGCTGAACTCATCAATCCTGTAAATGTTATTCACCTCGCTTTCAGGTCACTGATATCGTGTTCTATAAGTTCCGCAAATTTCGGAAAATCAACTTTTCCGTAATAGAATGTCATTACTTGCGACTGACTTTGAAGAATGCGAACACGTGTCTCAAGTGACGATATCTGTTCTTTTATTTCAAGTTCACGCATTCTACCCTTGATTTTATTTGTATTCACCATTTTTTCACCTCCTCTGTTGGTTGCGTTTTGCAACTTAATGAGCAAAAAAATATGTGCTGAACTCACCAGCATTTATACCCAGAAGATTAGAAAATTTCTCGGCTTCATCTAAGTCGAACGGTCTGATATTGTTAATCTTCTGATTTACAGTTGGTTGAGCAATATTCAAACACTTAGCCACATCTGCCTGTGTTATTTCAAGTTCACGCATTCTACCCTTGATTTTATTTGTATTCACCATTTTTTCACCTCCTCTGTTGGTTGCGTTTTGCAACTTTCCGTAAGCATATATTAACACATCTTTCAGCGTTTGTCAATAGCGTTTTGCAACTTTTTTTAGCAAATTCAAAAAATGTTATTGCATTACGCAATTAAATGTGTTATAATGCTTATAATGAAATGAGGTGAACGACATGGCAGATGTAAATGAAATTGGTAAAAGAATCAAACTATGCCGTGAAAAAAACAAACTGACACAAGGGGAACTCGGAGAACGTTTAGGATTAAATAAATCAACAATACAGAGATACGAAACAGGACAGGTAGCAAAAATAAAACTGCCGATACTCGAGTCAATAGCTTGCGAGCTTAATGTAAGTGCAGCCTACCTTGCGCTTAAAACAGATAATCCGGAGGTTACATCACGCACTATTGAATCAAATGCAACTATTCTTCCGCAGGATAAAATCAGAATGATTCCTGTTTACGAGAGTGTATCAGCTGGCTTCGGTGCCTATGCCGATAATTACATTCTTGAGTATATGCCGTTGTTTATTGCCAGTAACGAAGAAGCGAAAAACACGATGTGTATAAAGGTACAAGGCAACAGTATGTACCCAAAAATTGAAGAAGGCGATTCTATTCAGGTGCTAAAGCAAGATTGGTGTGATTCCGGACAGGTGGCAGTGATTCTGATTGACGGAGAGGATTCGGTTGTTAAAAAAATAGAATATGATAAAAACAGCATTACTCTACTGTCATTCAATCCCGAATATGCACCAAGAGTTTTTAAAGGTGCTGAACGAGACAGGTTAAGAATACTTGGAATTGTGAGAAAAGTAATTAAAGATATATAAAAATACTCCACTATGGATAAAACGAGGTGCAACAATGAATATACAGGAACTGAACGACTACACAATAGTAGACATTGAAACAACAGGCTTATCACCGGACAAGGATAATATCATCGAAATCGGTGCTTTGCGTGTTTGCGATAACAAAGTCGTTGCTGAATTTTCTCAGCTTATAAAAGCAAGCAAGCCATTGTCGAAAACTGTTTCTCAGATTACAGGCATAACTGATGATATGTTGGCAGATGCAAAAGAGCTTGACGATACTCTATCTGATTTTCTGCAATTTATCAACAATGACACTGTTGTAGGACATAACATTGCATTTGACGCTAATTTTATCAGTAAAAAATGCGTTGCTTGTGGGCTTGATTTTAAAAATGATACATATGATACTTTAGCTGTGTGCAAGCAAGAATACCCCGATGTCAGCCACAAGCTCGAAGATATGATAATACAACTCGGAATAAAAGATAGCGGTATACATCACAGAGCTCTTGCAGACTGCTACCACACTCTCAGCTTAATGACAGCGTTGAAAAATCATTCCGCTCTTGTACTTGAAATAAAGCCGCCGAAACAAAGAGTGCTGAATCCTATTACAAAAGGGTTACAAACATTGCACGGCATATTGATAGGTATAACCTGCGATGACATTCTGACACAAGAAGAACTGTTAGGTCTTGAAGAATGGATGATTAACAATGAGCAGCTTGCAGGTAATTACCCATACGACATTATAAATAACGCAATCTGGAAAGTAATTGAGGACGGGATAATAGAACAATCCGAGCTTGATTATCTCCTTGACTTTTTCAAAACACAAATTGATCCGCTCAATGCAGAAATAGGTGCCGTTGATGTAGAACTTAACAGCAAGTCTATCTGTCTGACCGGCGATTTCGATTATGGCAGTAAGCAAGAAGTACAAGAAAGATTGTCTGAAATGGGTGCTACGATAGTTAGTAGTGTTACAAGAAAAACCGACATTCTCCTTATAGGCGAGAGGGGTTCTGACAGCTGGGCTTGCGGAACTTATGGCACTAAAGCGAAGAAAGCAATTGAACTCAGAAGCAAAGGCTATCCGATTATGATACTAAAAGAAAAGGATGTGCAGTTATGATAGAGCAGGTAGCATTATTTGAAAATGAACCCGAAGATTTAGATTGTAAAACTACTTTAGAAAACATAATAATCGCAGTTTCAGCAAAATGGAAATGTTCAAACGGGCTTTTCAGCATACAGGAAAACAAAAGCAAAGACAAACTTACCGGGTATTCGATCTATTTTGAAAAAAGCCTTTTCTTTAAAGTGAATACAAAATTCACGGTAATTTCTTGCAATAAAAGAGTTTATGATACGCTTGAAATATCTCCTGCAAGCACCAAGTTGCTGAAAAGTCCTCAGAATTTCATACAGTGTACATTCCACACACAAAACGAAGCTGTAAAAGCTGCTGAACTTATTACTGATGAGAATGTCAGAATATTTGAGCCAACAGAGCATTTTGGGTGTTGCGGATTATATTTGAAGTGTTCAGATGCTAAAAAGTGCTTGCACCCGGATATAATCCGTTCTAAATCCTGCTATTACAAAAAGAACTTAGAAAGCGGTAAAATATTCTACGGTAAAAACGCAAATATATGAATATTTCATGCCACTAAAGGCGGGTACATAGGAGGTCAGAATGGCACGGATAAAAAACAAAGCCCGTGATGACGGGCGCTTGCAGTCTAAGGTGTACATCGGCACCAAGAACGGCAAGAAACAGTATAAGTATGTGTATGCTACAAACACGAAAGAACTTGAGCAGAAAGTACAGGAGCTGAAAACAAAACTGAATAAAGGTCTTGACCTCACGGCCGACCGTGATACTTTCGGCTATTGGGGTGAGAAATGGCTGAAGCTGAAAAAGATAGAAGTATCGGTAAAACGTTACGAAGCATACTCAAAACGTTTTGAAAATCTTGAACCTATACACGATTTTAATATATCTAAGCTGAAAGCTACAGACATTCAGGATATTATACTTGACTGCGCCGATGAGCCGTCTGAAAAGACCGGAAAGCCATACGCAAAACAAACACTGATTGAAATCCGAAATGTCGCAAAGCAGATCATACAGCTTGCGATTGAAAATCGAGTGCTTGACTATAACTGCGCATCTGCGGTAAAAATACCTAAGACGGCAGAAAAATCCACTCGTAGAGCTCTGACAGAAGAGGAGCAGTCCTGGATAACCGATACTCCACACAGAGCCCAGACCGCCGCTATGATTATGATGTATGCAGGCTTGCGTAGAGGTGAGCTACTTGCTCTAACGTGGCAGGATATTGACCTTGATGCGCATACTATAAAGGTTGAACGCTCTGTGTCGATGATAAAAGGCAAGCCGCACATAAAAGAAGGTGGCAAAACTGATGCGGCGACAAGAACAGTATATATCCCCGGTAAGCTTGTCAACTACCTTAGAAGCACTGTGCACAACCCGATCGGACTTGTGTGTCCCACAGTCAAAGGCTCTTTGATGACCGAAACAGGATTTAGCCGTATGTGGGAAAGCTATCTTAACGATTTAAACATCAAGTACGGTAACTGGGCAGACTGTATGCAGACAAGCGGAAAATGTCCGTCAAAGTATGCGCCGATAGAAAAGCCGTTCTTGATACCTCGTATCACTCCGCACTGGCTCAGGCACACTTTCATCACTTTGATGTACCTCGCAGGGGTAGACGTTTTGACAGCAAAAGAGCAAGCGGGACACGCTGATATAAAAACTACGATGGCTATATATACACACCTTGATGAAAAATACAAAAAGAAAAGTATCAACAAGCTGGACGAGTACCTTGAAAGCATAAGTTAAAAAGTAGGGGTGTCAAATGGGGGTGTCAGAAATTTTATATTCCGCATAGCAAAGCCATTTATAAGGCTTTTGTGTTCTCATTCGTAATGAGCAGGTCGCAGGTTCGAGTCCCGTCACAAGCTCCACGTTAAACCGCATTGTTAAGCCATTTGGCTTGCAGTGCGTTTTTTCTGTTTTTAGGGATTTTTCATTTTTGTGCGCCATTGAGATGAAGATGCGCTAAACGGGGCTAAATGCAATAAAATGTTAAACTCTGTGAAACCGCATTGCAAATGTAGGCAACAGAGGACAAATATACAAATGAAAACAGCGGCAACCATAGGCTACCGCTGTTTTTATGATATATCATACCTCCCGTTTCAACGGATCAGAGAAACGGGGACATAGCCGCAATCAGCAGCCGAACTTGCCGCAAAGCGCCTTTATAGCATTGCAAAGGTCTGCAAAGCTGCATACGTTAAAGAAATTGCACATTGTAACGACCTCCTTATGTATTTCTCCCTCAGGAGATGTTCTTATTATACACGATTCAAGCATATATTTCAATACAAAGATATTGGATATCAAAGCAAAATCTGACGTATAAAAACGGAAAGATTTTTCACTTTCCTCTTTACCCTGTTTTATTCCTCTGCGGTTTTGATATAATTACTCACGATGTCAGGGATGAACAGCATTACCTGCGACCCTGCGGAAAACGGTAAAAAGCGAGTGGAAATGTTTACAAGCGCACAAGACGAAAACCTCTATCGTTGTGAAAAATGGGGTGTTTAGCATTGCTTGCTCTGCCGGTTTTGCATTTCTGCAAAGTCAGCTGTTTGTGCCGTTGCGTCTGTGCATCGACAGCCATTTGTGCATCCATGCATAACGGCTAGATTCAGCTGATATAAGCGTCCTTGCTTACAGCTTTTGGCAAGAAATACCCTACATCCCATTTTATACTTACAAGAGGTTTTTCCGCAGTTTGAGCGGCACAGCATAGTGCCGTGCCGCTCCGCCGATTATTTGCTTATAACAATTTATCCGAGTGTGCCTGTAACCGTAACTGTCGTTTTGCCGGGCGTTACGGCTATTGTGCCGTCGGCGTTGGTTGTGAATGTTGCCGCAGGTACTGTTATTGCGCCCTGAGCCGTTTCAAACACACCTGTGTTTTCATTATAGGTGTACCCCGTATCGGCAAGAGGCGCGCCGTTATAGCTTACCGTAATACCTTTCAGAATGGGATTGAACACATCACGCAGTACAACATTATCTGCTTGTGTGATCGCTGTGTTGCCCTTGTTGGTGATTGTAAACGTATAGGTTATCTGACCGTTTTCGCTGACTACGAGCGGGTTGAGCGCCTTTTCGATATCAGGAATTGCACCGACAACCGCATTGACTGTTTCGGTTGCAGTAACGGGTTCTGCGATTCCACCACCCGTTACCGTAATGTTATTGGTAATAGATGATTCGGTATCAAGCGGCGCATACGCAGTGGTTTTCGCCTTATAGACGATCTGAGCCTCCGAATTTGCGGGAACATTTATGCCTGTAATAACAAGCGGAGGTCCTGCGGTAACTGTCGGAGCAGTCTGGAGAACGCCGTTTATAAAAAAGCGGATATCTCCCGTGTAGCTCAGCGGATATACCGTATTCGTTTCATAGGCATACGCACCTAGATTATCGGTCAGCGTAAGGTTTGAAAAAACCGTACTGCCGTTGTTGACGATATTCACGATATAGGTTATATCGCTGTCGGGACTGTAGGTTTCGGAAAGGGCGTATTTTGTTGCGGACAGCGTCTGCTGTATTTCGCCTGTGGTTACGTTTGAATTTACTACCGTGCCGTTATACGAAAGGGTAGCAACGTTTGTGAATGTTGCCATTGCTTTTCCTCCTTGAAATAAGTTTTTCCGGGTACCCGTTTCAATTTATGACACAGAGCGACTTTGTGTGCCGGCAGTCCCTGATAAATTTCACTGCACAAAAAATCAGGCACCGGCTTTTACACCGATACCCGATTTTAACTGTTTGATTTTAACGCTCACTTCTTCGTCCTTACCGTAAGCACCTTGCTCCATGAACCATACTGCTTAGTATTTCCGTAAGTCTTGTACGCTCTTATTCTGAACTTATAGCTTGTATTTGCCTTCAGTCTCTTGACCGTATAGCTTGTAGAAGTAGCC